AACGCACGGGATTGAGCAGTAACAGTAACCTTCTCGATAGAGAAAGCCATTTGACTGAACATACCTGTATCAGTATCAGCACCCAAACCTTCAGCACGACTTGTTGGCATGCCGATACCAGTTGTGTAACTGTTAGCAACCAAATCACCACCAGCATTTGTTACAATGTCAGTTGCGTTGTTACCACGGAAACCGTATGGATTTGCAGCAGAACCAGCACCAGAGAACAATGTGTTTGCTTCATTGAAGAAAGCTTCATTGCTGTTTGATGGACCACCAGATTGTGTGTTGTAACGAGCACGCATCGCAAAGATCAAGCCTGTTGGGCCTGTCATTGGTTGAACGCCAGCAACATCATAAGCAATTAGGTTAGGCAACGCACGGCGAACCAAACTAATCAAGATTGGGTCGTAGTTAGAAATGCCAGCACCTGTTGCATTACCAGGAGTTGCAGAGTAAGTAGTCTCGTTCAATGCTTGTGCATCGGTAGACATAGCTTGTTGTTGGTTTTCCAAAACCAAAGCTGTAACAGCCTTTTTGTATGGATCTTTAATCGCTTCTAATTCTGGGTGTTCCAGAACTGGTTGCCATTTTTTTTGTAGTTCTTCGGTTAGAAACATTAGTTTTCTCCTTGTTAGTTTCTGTTAGTGGTAAAGTTTATTTATTTAGCCACTGTTTTAGATATTGCGGATGCGTATTGTGCCATTGCTGGGTCACCTGAAACAGAAGTTTTAGGTTCATCTTCAATTAACACTTCTTCATTTAGAGCAGAACTGTTTCCAGACTTAACTTTGTTTTGAAAGTATGAATCTACCAAAGTTTCTAGTTTATGTCCAAATTCTTCCTCAGTAGTAAACTCAACGCTCTCTGCGAGTGTTTTCAATTTTTCTACTTGGGTCTGCGTCAGGCCTTCACATACTGCATGTATAGCCTCTGTCTTTTTGTGTTCGTTAAGTTCTCTTTTCATTGCAACAGAAGATTTGATTTGTTCGTTGATTGAAGATTCTAATTGTTCAACCTTAGTTGTCAATTCTTCAACAACATCAACTTTTTCTTCTGGAATGTCGATATAGTGTTCTGTGAATAGGTCACGCATACCACGGATGAAATCTTCAACGATTTCGGAACGTAGACCAGATTCGATAGCCAATTGATTTTCTTTAAAGAATTCTTCAGCCATATAGTCGATGTACTCATCTAACTTGGTAGCCAAATCTTCTTTAACTGTTTCAACAGCAGATTCAAATTCTTCAAACAGAGCTTCTTCAACTTCTTCCACAATAGATTGTGAACGAGCAATAACTGCTGCTTCGAAAATTGTAGTTGCTTTCTCTTTGAATTCTTCGGAAAGACTTTCACCAGAAAGAAGTGCGCCAACGTCTTGGTCCATTTGTTCTTTCATTTTTTGTTTCTTCATCATCTTCTTAATCATGGCCGCATCTTGTGCTGAATCTTCATGACCTTTTTCTTCTTTTTCTTCAGCAACTACTGTCTCATCATTTTCTACTTCTTCTGGAACAGCATGGAAAGTAGCGCCTGGATTAGACTTCATAGTTTGTGTAGCAAGTTTTGCCTTGATACGGTCACGAATTGCTGAGTAGTCAGTCGCAGCAGCTTGTTGAACTGCGTGTTCTGAACCTTCTGAGTCAGCAGGTCCGCTTAGTTTGGAACCTGGTTGCGAACCTACTGGAGGTGTTGCACCTGGAGGTGTTGCGCTTGGTGTACCTTTGGTGTAGTCTGGTTTGCCATCGGCAAGTTTGTCTACAACGTCAGCAACTTGTCCAACATCTTTGGTGCCATAAGCAACCGCAGCGGATAGTTTTGATGCACCGTCTTTGCCACCACGTTTTGATGAAAGGTTAGCTTCAAAGTTTTCTTTAGCACCTTCTGTCAAAATGTTTTTAGCGGCGTCTGTCAGATTAAATTTTCCCATTTTGAGAATCTCCTTGATTTATATTGGATATTTATAATTAAAGTTTTTTAAGGAAGTTTTCGAAGATACTTAAACTTACTGCTTCGATTTCTTTACTTGAGGCCTGACGAATTTCTTGTTTGGCCTCCTCGTACTGTTGTTCCGACCAAACGCCGTTTACCAACATCCACTCTTTACCTTCCATAATTCCTTGTACGAAAGCACCAGGGGCAGAAGGGTCTGCTACAATATCTGCCGCTGTGGCTAGATGAAAGTCTCCTTGAACGACATTGATGCCGTTTTCCATTTTAAGGGAACCCATACCACGAGAAGATACACCTAATTGTGCGCCGCCCTCGATAAGACTCCTTGCAATGTTACCCATAGGGGTTTCAAGAATTTTTGCTTTGCCTATCCAAGCATTTCCCTCTTGTCGTAAACCAACAATTAAATGTGATACACGGTCAAGGTTAATAGATGGGGTGTCTGGATGACCCAGTTCACCAAAGGCACGATTTTTTGAAATGTATTCTTCTGAATAACGATTAACTTCATTACGCATAGTTTCTTCTTTATACATGCGTTTGTTTTTGTTAACCGATTCAGCTACTAGAAACGGACCTTCAATGAAAAGAGTTTTCTTTCCATCTTTTTCTTCCGTTAAATAACTTACTGACTCTGAGAGTTCTCGTATTAGTTTCATTTTAGTCCTTATGGTCTAATGGCGTAACTGCCATAGTTAAATGCAGCAGGATCATTAAATTGACCACGTTGATAGTATTCGTTTTCTTTACGTACTTCTAAGATGATTGTATAAACACTGTTTGCAACCATACCTCTAGTAATAAGTCCAATGTCACCAAGACAATTCGCAGTTGCTTTAGCATCATTCGGTATTGTTGTCCAATTGCCCATACCGTCAAATTCACCATTTCCATTTAGATGGAAAATGTATTTAACTGTGTCAGCATGCCAGAATAAACTTACTTGGCCGGCGCCATCTGCACAATCATACCAAACACGATTGATTGCTAAACCGTAATATGGCAACGGGCCTGTGTTTGCGGTTGAAGAAAGTAAATTTGCTTTTGAACTATCTAATGCACCAGATAATGTGTTTGCTTGAATTCTTCGGTGGTCATTCTCTTGGCCAGTACCATCAAAAAACCCAGTCAATTTAATAACTGCATGTTCTGTTGTGTCTTTAATGACTTGATATCCATATGAATTTGCCATTTGTAATCCCTGTTATTGTTTAGATAATATTTATATAATTATAATGAGATTAAGATTCTTCAGCTTCAGGCTCTGGTTGAACATTGTCACCCATTAAATTCTTTGCAACTTCAGCTTTATGTGCCTCTATGTGAGACATAACTCTATCTGAAATAGCAGAATACAATGCATCACGCATTTCTTTTGCGTTGTCTTGTTCAGCATAGTCTACAATTGTTCGTGCTTGTTCCATGTTTCTCTCCTAATTATAATATACGTTTCAATTTAGTGAACGTGTTTTCCAAAATTAAATCACCTTCTGGTGTATCGTTTTCTTCTTTTTTGGAAGAAGTTTTCTTCATGTCAGCTTGCGCTTTTAAATCTTCTGGATGAGTTGGTTGTGCAGGTATGCTACTCATCATCTGTTGTTGTGCAATGTCATTAGATACACCTACTGGTATACCTAAACCTTCTTCTTTTTCTTTATCTATCTGTTTCTGAATTACTTTAATTTCATCATCATTCATACGCAATACATTTTGTTGTATCCATTGTTGAGAGAAATATCTTCCAGTATAAGGATCAACAGCAGATAACAGTGACAATCTTTGCGTCATTAATTCCGCTTCTTTAAGTTCGGAGAAATTATTGTCTTTAATAAAGTCGTAATGTACGTTTTCTTTAAACAAATCCCATTCTTCATTTGTACAGACACCTTTTAGTACACACTGTACACGCAAAGCCTGGTCAAATACATCCGAGAATTTGCTTCGTAGTCTATCAACAAACTTAGAAAACTTTAATTCATCACGAGTAATTTCTGATGTACGTCCCAATGAGAAACCTTGATTGGGTTCTAAACGAGAGATAGGTACACTCAAAGCACCATATAATTTCTTTTGGAAGTACTTAACGTCTTCCAGTTCACCCAGGTTTTGACCACCAGGCAATGTTGTAATCTCTGTACCTTTACCACCTTCACGGCGAGGTAACCAAAAATCTTCAAGCATAGACATATGTTTACGGTCATCACGTACTTCACCTGTGTTTGAATCATACACAAGTTTGTTTTTGTACTTAACCATAATGTCACGCAGATATTGTTCCGCTTTTAATTTCGGTAAGTTACCTACGTCAATATAAAATATACGGCGTTCTGGTGCTCTCGAAATACGATATATGACCGTTGCATCCTCAATCATACGTAATTGATTGAGTGGTTTAATTGCTTTATGTAGATAACTCAGCACGACCGCACGGCGTGAATCCATAAGGCCAGAAACGACCGAAATGATAGAGTCAGTAGTAATGCGTACACCTGTTGGACCGTAGTTGGAAGAACTTCCTGTCACGACCTTGTCATTGTATATGTAATACTCATTAACCGGTTTCATAATGTCCGCACCAGTGCGTTCATCTTTTTGTTTTTTGATTTCTCGTACCTTACGTAACTTACGTGGGTCGATGTATCTTAACTCTTTAATACCTTCTTGTGGATTATCACGGTCAATAATGATGTGATAATACATTCTACCGTCAACATAGTAACGGCGAAAAATATCTTGAGCCATATTTTGATAGTTAATCAAACGAAGAATATTATTAAATTCTTCCTTAATGGCCTTCTTAATTTTATCATTTTGCTTCAAGTCATCCAAAACAATCTCGGTAATTTTACCGTCATCATCTTGAACAATAGCTTCATTAACTATATCATCTATCGCCGATTCAATTTCAGGTTGCATTGCCATCTCACGGTATCGAGAAATGAGTTCTACCTCATTCTTTGCAGTACCATCAAGGTCAACGTATGTGCCATAGTAAGCGGCAGATGTAATAGTTAATGCACCATCATCCGAACTTGGAGGTGCGAATGACTGTTGCGTAGTCGATTCTTCTTCATCCTTTGCACGGGATATAGTGAAACCGAAAAGTGAAAATTTATTTGTATTTGCCATATATTGTGTGTAATTATAAAATCAAAAAAACATTGGAGGGCACTAGGCCCTCCACTAATATCAAGTTGTTGTGTCTGTTTCCCAGAATTGATAAGCAAACGTTGCAGTATACTCCTCAATTGCGTCATTTGAACCCCAATCTAGGTCGATTGGTGCCAAATCAAGTGGGAACACACCAACAAATTTATACCTCTTCAATTCGTTACCAGTTTTTCCGTATTGTATTACACTAGCGTCAATTGAATATCCGTTGGAACTCAAAGCCGCAGCATTTCTTACATTACCCGAATGACTATTGATAGTATTCATCCAGTTTTCTAAAGAATTTCTGATAACAAAATCTTCATCGTTAATAATTGTCAATGTCCAGTCGGCGAAACTTCTGTTGCCAGCAAATTTCATTTCACGACCGAAGTAGTAAACAGGAACAGTACCTATTGTAGAGCCTGGTAGTTGAGCTGTCTTTGCCATAAATGTTATTTTTTGGCCAGCAGCTGTAGCGTTTTGTACGATTGTTGGGAATATTAGAGAAACCGAAAACAGATTAGGACGGGCACCGTCTCCAATCATGTTCGCTCTAAATTCTGATACATTGAATGCCATTGTTTTCTCCTATTATCGTTTATTTATTAAGCTGCACCAACGATTGTCACGAAGTCAACACCAGTTCCAACTGCAATAAAGTTTAATTGGATGTAGTTAACGGAACGAGCAGGCTTAATGTATATATCACCAACAAATTGGTTGCTATCAATAACCTGTTGTGTATTATTAGTTGAATCGCAAACAACTCTGAAATCAGTAATACCACGGCGACCTTGGATTTCACGCAAGAACGGAGCGACTAAAGCAATAAACTGTGATCTTGTGAATTCATCATTCAACTCAAACATAGAATACTTGGCTGCTTGTGCAATTGACTTTTCAAGTGTGATAAACAATCTACGAACATTGATACGGTCAAACGCAGAAGGTTTTGCCAACAACGTTTTATCACCAAACAACAATGTACCTTGACCTGGCATTGAGATAACAGGATTAACACCTGCTGCATACAATGTATCACGGAAAGATTTTGTTGGGTTCCAAGCTAACTTGATACTGTTTTTAATTGCACCACGATTGAAACCTGCTGGTGAGAACCATGGGTCTCTGTTGTTGTCTGTGAAAACACAAAGACCAGCAATATCACCATTCAAAGGTATCCAACGGTATGAATTGTTATATTTGTCGAATTGATATTTCCAACCAGAATCGGCAACAACGTATGAAGAACTTCTTGATAGTGCGGTTAACCAGTTTAAAATGTTTGAAGTTTCTGAACCAGCTTGATTAACAACGTCAACGTAACGTGGAGAAATGAACGCCACGCAATCTGCACGACCAACAGCAAGTGTGTCGATAACATATTGTTGAACTGTAACTGAGTGTCCGCCTGTTAGAACCAACGCAACATCAATACTTTCCTTATTTGAAAATAAGTCATACGCTAATTGTATGTTACCGTCAGTAGGAACAGCATTCGTACCTGATGTTAAGTTGGTAACAATGTTTGTCAACGGACGGCCGAATGTTCTTCCTGCTGCCGTTCTATCCCAAGTTGAACTTGTTGTTGCATAATCAACAGGACTCATTGAGTAAACGTATTTTGAGTTGTTAGATATAACTTGTTTGTAATAGTTTGTATTGCCATTGATTGTTGCGTCAGACGCAGCTGAGACAAAACCGTAAGTTTCTAATACAGAACCAGCTGAACCTGTTAACAAACCGTCTTGGTCAACTACAACGATGTGC